ACGACGCCAATGGCGTCTGCATCATTGGAAGGATAGATGGTGCCGGCCTTGATAATCTTCTTGCCGTCCACCGTAGTTGCGGCCTCATCATTCTGAAGGAATGTATGAGCCTTGCAGACATAGTGGTCGGGGAATGCGAGGATGTTCTTACCGGTCTGGAAATCAGTGTGGTTGAACTCAACAGACATTTTCTTTACCTCCTATACTTTTTATTATTTGAAATAAATATCTGCGGCTTTCTGAGCAGAAGCATTACCCTGAGCCTGAGCCTTGGCAAGCGACTGACCGAATTCCTGTGCGGCGTTTCCACCGCCACCTGCATGACTTTCGTCAGGAGACTTTCCAAATGGTGCCCAACCAGCAGGCCATCCGCCGCCGTTTCCACCATTATTGGCAGGCTTAAAGTAGTGAGGACTTGTCTTCTGAATAGCATCGAGCTGTTCTACCAGGCCCGCTTCTACCTTACCATCTTTGATGGTTAGCTTGGTGCGGTCCAGTTTAGGCAAGATGTCGTCAGGACTGTAGACTCTATCTGCGACCGCTGTGCGGATAGCAGTAGTTTCCTCCATCTCTTTCAGCTTGTTTTCATACTCCGTTTTTGCAGTTGCGTTCTCCTGAGTCAGAGTAGTGACCTTCTGCTGAAGTTCTTCAGCGGTGCCCTTAAACTTACCCAGTTCCGTAATCTGCTTATCACGGTCTGCGATAGTCTCATTGGCAGTTTTGACCTTTTCACGCTCTGCCTCAAAAGTTGCTTTCGGCACATAGTTGCCGTCGATGGCATCCTTGTGGAGTTTCAGTACCGCTTTTGCCTGTTCCTCCGTAAGACCTGCCTTCATTAGGGATTCAAGTGTCATGATAATACCTCCATTTCTAATCTCGCTTGTTTTTCGATGGTCAGCTCCATCTGATTAGGTATCTAACGATACAAATATATTATACTACATACAAATCAAAAAGTCAAGACTAAATCACTCGGATTTATAAAATTTTTTTCGGAATTCAAGAATTCGTTCCTGGTCCTCCTTCGGAACATACATCTGAATGTATTCCTCTTGGGACATCTTACGAGGAACTCGGATAGTCTTACCTTCTTCGTCTCGTGCTACTCGTTCTTCTACAAACTGGTCATCAAAATGTGCAACAGTTGTAGACCTACAATTCGGATGCATCGGAGGGAAGTTTACTCCTACCTGAGCTTGACTCACCTTAAAAGTATTTCCGTCCAGACTTCTACAAATTTCAGAGGTTTTCATATCCAGCGTTGCAAGATAATCATACTCTTCAATTCCAGATGCCTTATAAGCGTCCAAGTCTGCCTGGTTGCAGATATAATTCACTTCTGTTCGTGCCAGCGTCCTGCCTCTATTTTTAGAAGCATTCATCTCTTTGGCAATCATATCTCCCAACTGGTTAGAACTTAACCCGCGAGAAAAGGACTGCGGAATAACAGTCTGCATTGTTCTCACAAGTTTATCGCGGTCTGCCCAGATATTCTTGCTGTAATTAGACTGATTCCAATGCGATTTGACAGCTTTCTCAACACCTGCCCTGTCCACGGCATTAAAACGCACTCCAATTTCCGCTCCGTGAGCAATAGAATATGACCTCTCATAATAAGACGCAAGATAGTTGATGCTCAACAATTCTGTCATGTCGACATATTTGCCCTGCTCAATAGACTCAATCTGATAACGAACATCAGCTTCCAGCATTTCAAGACGAGAAATATATTTTGCATCTGCGAGCTTTTCCAGATACCTGATATACTCTGCGGACCACTTTCCGGCTTGAGCTTCTTTCAGCCACTTATTGATAAGAGCCTGAAATTCTTTCAATTCAGGCGTTGTAAGTCTTCGACGAGCTTCTGTATAGGTGATTTTGTTCTTTTCAGCATATCGACGATAAAATGCGTCGATATCTTTTTGAATTTCGCGGAGGGCAATCGTATATGCTTGAAGGAGAGCGTCCTCATATTCGAGAACGGACCTCTCCCCCATAAGCATTTCGTTGAGTGCCCGTTCCGCCCAGTATTTGGCGTCACGCATATCTCAACTCTCCTCTTAAATTATTCTTCACCTTCGCCGCTTTTGCCTGTAGAGGCAGAAGACGCTCCGGTTCCAGAATTGGGACTGTTTCCGTACTCAGCTTCCAATCCAAGTGTCTGTTCCTGTTCTGTAAGAAGGTCTTCCATCTCCTTGTCTTCATCCAAGGTCCAAGGATGGTTAGCGGCAATAGTCTTGGCAGAAATAATGCCGACAGAATTCATACAGTTAAGAACAGTTTCAGATTCATTGATGATGACATCTGTATTAAAGATGATATCGTACTTCGTTTTGGAAAAATCTTTTCCGCCCTTGGATACGATGTCTTGCTGAATAAAGCTGATAATTTGCATCAGGCTCCACTTAACTTCAGAGCCCCAGTCTGTGCAATCCAGGTCCAGGTCTGCATAAATGAAACGCAGAGCAACACCGGAAGTATCACGAATGTCCTTATCAGCAGTATTTACGCCCTGGCCAAACTCGTAAATGTCTTGACGAAGTCTTTCCAGATGCTTGTCAAGGTCAGCAACATTGATACGAGTCTCCAATGCACGAGCATCGCCGTCGCCCTGTACAAATATAGTTCTGTACTCGTTCTTGTTCTGAACAAACTCTTCTTTGCTGGCGCCGTCATAGTTCTTGACAACTGTCACGCTATTCGGAAAATCATCAATCGCATCGGCGATACCGGATGTTTTCTTATCGTAATCGTCAATCAATGTTTTGATTCGAGTCAACAGACTCTGCTCATCTGGGTCGTACTTAAATGGGATGAAAGGAATACGCTTCCAGGTAACACCTACTGGCTCGTTCTCCTCTACATTATCTTCGGGCTTCACATAGAAATGAGGACCAGGGTTTGTGGTATATTCAGGATTCAAAACCAGCTGACCGTTATCATTATATTTATAGTACCAAACCTCTTTCTGGGTCCAGTATTCTACAAACTTAACGATTTTCTTTTCGCCGCCGATGTACTGTTCTACAGAGTAGCAACGAATAACAGCATCCAACTCTGTGTGGTCACTGTCTTTCCACAGAGGAATAATTTCTTCAGGTTCGCATCTGCGGAACTTAATAAATCCTTCCTCATTATAATATACCTGTACCCAGCCAATACCCTTCACGATTGAATCTCTACCTACATTCTTAATAAACTTATAGAATGCAAAATCCAGATAATCTTCCATTACACTGAAAAATTCTTTCGCTTCTGCGTCGTCAGGTTTGACAGCAGTAAGGGTGAAAGCCTTTCCAAGCAAATAGGCGATTTTCTGGCGAGTCAGCTTCTTCATGAAGTTGTGGCGAAGTTGGTTATTGGTAAGGACTTTGGACTCTTTCAAGACTGCGTTGTTCTCCAGGGTCTTGCCAATAACCATTCGCTTCTTATCCTTGATATCAGGGTCATTTTCATAATATCGTTGAGCTGTTTCCATAAACTTATAGGATTCGGAGCTCTGATATTCATTGATAACAGTCTGCAAAAAATCCCTTTGGATTTTGCCGGCAGGGGAATCGTCTGCAATCTGTTTTGAAATGACCTGACTCTGCCGGCCTTTCAAAAACGGGAATTCCATACTACTTCTCCTCTCTATAATTAAGCATGATGGTGGTACTGGTCAATCTGCTTTTCCATATTATCGACTCTAATATGAAGAGACTTATAACTGGACTTGAGTTCTGTAAGCTGTACCAGTAAACCACGATAGTCTTCTTCTCTACTCTTGTCCGAAGCATCCAGCTTCAGAGCAAGTGATTCCAAAGACTTTGTGGTGTCTCTTACAGACTCTTTAATATATTGAAGGTCAGTCTTTAGACTGCCCTCTTGTTCACCTTGGTCCTGGGCCGCTTTGCGTCGGCCTATCCAAAAGGCGGCGACACTACAGACAGAAGAACACAAGGCGATGCAGGCCACGATACCGGCGATAGTCAATCCTTCCATAGCATCACACTCCTATTCATAGATTCTATATCTACATTATACAACAAAAACCGATAAATGTAAAGAGGATTCTTAAAAAGAAAAGTTATTTTGTCCGATTTTTTCTGCAGAATATCGAAAAGCGTCCATCGCATGGTTATAAGAGTCCATCGGAACATTAAGAACTCTACCGTCCTTATCCTTGTCCCAAACATAGTTATTGAACTCTACGAGAGTATTACTGCATCTCGGATGAACATATATATGATAGTCTTGCAGTTTTTGAATACCTGCACGAACAGAGTCAGGACCTTTCTTTGCAGGACGGATTCTCTGAATGCCAAACTGTCGAACTTCTTCTATAGATTTTGGTTCGGAGCTATCTGCAATGATTAGACACTTGCCGTAACCCTTTGCTTTTATCGCCTGAGCGATTTGCTGGTTCGTCATTCTGTAGCCATATATTTCGTCAAAGATGAAAATTTCTTTTGTCTTTTCATTCACCAGGCTACAAATAACAGCGGTAGGGTCATTGGAGAATCCCCAGTCCAATCCGTATATTTCCTGATAAATAGGATTGTCGTGACGGTCTGTCTCTTGTCGCAGTACATTCGCATCAAAATCCAGCTCTTCCCAGTTGTTGTAGACAAGGCCTTCTGCAATACCCCATTCGCCTAGTCCTTCAATCTTGTAACGACGAGGGTTCTTTTCTTTCATCTCATCGAATACGGCGATGTCGTCAGCGTCGAGGAACTCATTACATAAGTAGTTGGTGGTAAGGCAAAACAAATTGTCTCTCTCACCGCGGTCATAAGCATCAAAGAAGCGTTTCTTCAGCCAAATGTTTTCACTCCACGGGTTGAAGGTAAAAGTAATCTGTTTGAAATAACCTTCAGGCAGAGCACCTCTAATAGAGAGGTCGAGTTTGTTGAACTCTTCTTCATCTGTAATCTGAAAAGCCTCTTCAATCCAAACCCAACACAAGTGCCCAGTTTCTACAGTGATAGAAGTAATAGACTGGGGGTCGTCAAAGCCTCTGAATAGAATCTTTTGTCCTGTAGGTATATAAGTAAGTTCAAGAGGGTTCATTGTCGTCTTCCACAGAGATTTTACTCCGAGTTTATTCATAGCCCACTTGAGCTGGGCAAAGGTGGAGTCTCTATGCGTATTAAAGTATCGACGAATAACTACTGCATTGGCAAGGGGCATTTTCATAATCATATAGATAAGCCACAGAGCCATTGTACAGCTCTTTTTACTACCACGCCCGCCCTTTACAGCACGATATCTCTTTTTACATCTCCAAAATTCCCCATAGCCTTTACCAATCTCTTGAGCGAGATTTACGCTCCTCTGTTCCATTATTCCGTACCTCCGTTTCAGTATTAACATGATGACTCATTTGCTTCTCACGAACGAGTTTATCTATAACATGACCGATATCTTTGTAACCGCAGTATTGTCTCATATGTTCTAAATGAAAAAGTGTTTGTGAAGACACAAGACACGAAATTCTTCTCATATTCTTTTTACTCATAGATATCACCTCGGGTATTTTATTATCTACATACATTATACACTACAAAACTCGATTTGTCAAGATGGTTATGAGATTCTCTGGCGGGGGAGGTTGGAGACCTCGAACTTTTATACTCTCTGAAAAATCGATATTATCGATTAAGCAAAATTATCGACGCTGTCGACCCATGATGTTTTCGATAAAATATCGATTCGCCTATCGATACGAGAGAAAAATATCGGCCATCGATACGACCCATTTTGAGACCGGCTATATTCAAAATCGATATTTTATCGATTCGGGTATTTTATACGAGAGAAAAATTTCAGGTCGGCCTTTATCAGAGAGAAGACACGACGAACGGCCATCAATCGGTAGACCACCGTAAAACCGGGCCCGGGGTGGGGTAGTGAATCGATACGATATATAGTGGTAGGTCGACAATCGACTCACGACATCTTGTATCGGCTACTATAATATATGTCCTATATACTATATCTTGTGGTTATATACTATGTTTTAGGTCTATATTTCTACCCAGCTTGTTTACCCAAAAATACAGGATATTATACTGTAAGAATATGGGCTATCCCGCTGAGATTTGGCTTCTCTCGCGGTTTTATACCCTTCCTGTATAGAGTATGGGAGTTGGTGTTCCGTGCTCTTCTCCTCCAGTCTCACAACCCTCTCTCAACCACTATATCTTGTACAGGGATATGGGCACATACGCTCTTTAGACCTATATCTACTACATCTCGTATCTCTCTATACTACTATCTATATATCTTATACTATATATTGTGGTATCCGCATCTTCTGCCCCTTCGCCCGTCGCCCAAACCCAATATCTTGTATATACGACTATACTTCCATACTACATCTCGTCTACTACAATATCTTGTGTCTTCTCCTATTTCGACCCACTATATCTCGTATAACCCTATATCTCGTACCTGTATTATTTCTCCTACTATATCTTGGATTATTGCAGTATGCACATATTTCGCCCCTTGCTCCTTCGGGCCTTGCGTGTCAACTACCTGCGGTACTGCTACAATACCCGTGAGAGCCGCGAGATTTGCTTTCTCACAGCGTTTTAGGTCGACTGGTAACTTTATATTGGCCGACCCAGTCTCGTGTCATCTCGCCAATTTTGGTATATCTTGTGTCTGTATAGCTGTTCTAACCACTATATCTTGTACCTTCCCCGCCGACCCGATTTTTATGCAGTTTGCACAACCCAATATCTTGTATATTTGCAATTATTTCAGGCACAAGATATTGCGACCTAACGAGCAACGCTGAGATTCCGCGAGATTCGCACTTTTTCACGCGGCCTTATAGTAAATGCTACAATAACAGCAAACCACGAGAGACAGCGTTTCTCAGCGGCTGAGCGTGTAGTAACTGCATACAGCTATTTCGCAACGGGTTGAGCAGGGCTTTTGCCGGCGATTATGCAATAATGCACAAAAATCGGCGGTATTTTGGGTCGATTTTTGTGCATACATACAAAATACAATTTCGGACGAAAATTTTTGCAAAAAACCCTTGACTTTTGCTTTTGTATGTAGTACAATACAATTGACAGTTAAAGCTGGGCGGGTTACCGCCCGCCACCTGCCACCGCCGTTCGCGGCGTGTACCTTGCCAACTGCATAGTCGCCCAGTTAAAGCCGGTCAGGAGGAGACGCTTCGCGTCGCTACTACCCCGGGAGCCTACAAGCCTGCACAGCAGTACCAAAATCGCGGGTAGCGTACGAGGGCCACATAGCAGTTCCAAGGTACTGGAGTTCCTTGAAAATTGAATATAGAAGGCGTTTCATACAGCCCGCCTCCTGCCGTCCGCGGCCAGGGGTTAATGGGGACATAGTCCCAGGCTGAAATACTGTCCAGAGGTCCTGGGCAAGGAAGTTGACGCCAAACAGCTACCGGGTAAGGTGTAGTTGTAAGCCCACAACCCTCACATATTAAGGAGGATTATATTATGGCTATCAACTTCACTTCTAACATTAACGAATTCACAACTGCAAACCGTTCCGCTCGTACCAAGAACTTCACGGAGTTCGGCTCCAAGAAGAAACTGGAAGAGGCAGGCGTTCTTCCTGCTGACCAGCTTGATTTTGTAAAGCAGATTCGCGGAACTTTTACTTTCGCACTTCACACTGGCGGAAAGTATATGGTTATTACCCTTTACCACGCCAATGCGGAGAAGAAGTACCAGTTCATCGTTGTGGACCTTGAAAACAAGCTCATCGCAGAGTGCGACAGCGTGAAAAACGCCAAGGCTGAGGTTATGGAACTTGTTTCTACTGCTCCCGCTGAGGAAGCTCCTGTAGAAAATGCTCCTGCTGAAGAGCCTGCTACTGCAGAAACCACCGAAGCTCCGGCAAAAGGCCGCAAGTCCAAGAAAAACGACAAGTAATCACCTGGCAGAAGTCCAGGAACCACATTCACCAAAATAATTAAGTAAATTGAAATTGGGTTGTGGGTTTACACATACACCTTATCCACTTCATCTCAGCTGTATGCCCTCCACCTTCACCAAATTGAAATGGAGGAATTCACATATGGCAAAAGAACTTTACGAAATCAAACTCAAGGAGCGTTATTACCCTGCCTCATCTGCGGCAGAAGCCTTGGAAGTGCAGGCAAACGGGGAACTCACTCGCTCCCTCTCTGAAGATGACTTTGAAGTAGCAGTTGTGGTCAAGGAGGAGCATACTATGAAGCTCTTCATCCTGGCCAAGACAATGCAGGATACCGAGAAGTATGAGTACAATGAAGTAGAAGCTTCTATCTGTGCTCTTGCTCGCGAACTCGGATATCATCATAACTATGCGGAAGTTGCTGACTGTATTCTCACCTGGGTAGACCGTTTTGACGATATGCCGCTGGAAGAATTAGAGGAGTGGCTCACAATCTAACCTAAAATCTGGGTGGAGGGCATACACATGAGATGAAGAGGTAGCTGAAATTTACCGTTCTATCGGAGGTTTCATAAGGTGGATTTTTCCTTAAGACAAAACTATATCGAAAAGTTAGACCTAAATCAAGGAGGAATCACATATGAAACTGAAAAAGTACACCTTTAGAAGCCCGTTATTCGGGTCGATTTATTGTGATGAACTGTTTTCCGATACAGATGGAAGGTTCGAGTTGTCTGCTGAAGGAATGGCCGCTATGTACGACCGCCACGGAGACAAGCTGATGATGTTTTTGACTGACAACTTGGAGGATTTGGGACCTTATGTTCCTGAAAAGTTCAAGGGTTATATTGTCAAGGCAATTTTTGGCGAATTTGGTATCCAGGAAGGAAGAATGTGGCTTAAGACCCAAATCTTCGCGATTGACGAACTTATCGACGAAGCTGTAGACGATATCAGCAACTGGATTGAAGGTCAAATGTCTGACGGATGGGGCGAAGGAATTGAACAGCGTGAATGGATGCGTGAACGACAGTACAAGAAGTCGACCGTTTTCGACGAATATACGCTGGAATTCGAGGAAGAGGAAGAACCTGTAATGGTTGATTATTACATCAATCCTTGGAATCACGAAAACTTCGACCTTGTTCTTGAAGATGTAGAGGAAGAAGAATGGGACGACGGCAAGGTAGTTGCTACTCTGAATATTCCAGGAAAGGAATTGCAGGTTATCAAAGTTTCCTCTGCCGCCGACCTCAATGTTCTGCTCACTGCTTTCAATGCTCAGGAGATGAAGCGTCTTACTGGCGTAGACAAGATGACTGACAATGTAGGACCCTACTATCTCGTTAGAGAACTTGGAGACGAAGGAATGCAGTTCTTACCAAAGTATGTACACCAAGATGGAGAAGTGTCGGACGAGGCGTTCTATCATATAGACGAGGAATCCTGCTATCCTATGAAATTACACAAGGCAATCATAGAGCTTCTCAAGTAACCAAATTAAGATGGAGGAAAAATCCATCTTATGAAGCCTCCGGTAGAGGTTGGCGGTAGAATAAGGCACAGCCCTCCAAAGGAGGAACCAACTATGTTCAAAGCAAGAGCAATGGTCCATTCTCTACAGGATGTTCGTGAAGTGAATATTGTAGAGAAAACGGACGACAATCAATATGTGGCAGAGTTTGAAGGAACCTACGCCACCGCAATTTTTAATCCATTCAGAGGGCTGTATTATGTAGATGACATTTACGGGAAGGTAGAAAACTATGCCAGAGCGTAAAATACAGGAAACTATCATTGACCTGAGCGAGTATAGCGACTCTCAGCAAAGAGAGCTTGCCGCATATAGGAAACTTGGTACCGTTGCCCATCTCAAGCGACTGAGAAGGCAGGAAATCCGCAGAAAACAGCTATTTAGGCTGGCGAAGAAGCTCATCAGCTTTATGTTCTTCGGAGGATGCCTCTTATTTGATATTTGGGTGTTTATTTCTTGGATAGATGTTATCCTACATAATCTCAGCCCAGACCCTGTTTACCAATCTTGGAACTTTTTCACGCTGTTTTTCTAAATCGATAAAATTGAGGACTGTGTCTTATTCTACCGCCAATCACCTTGCCATTACTCATGCTCTCCACAGAGAGGAGCACATAAGACATGAAAGCTAAAGAAGACATAGTCGAAAAAATAAAGCGTCTACTTGCTCTCGGAGATGAGAAAAGAAATGACGCTGACGCAGAGGCGAAAGCCGCGATGCTTAAAGCTCAAGAGCTGATGGCAAAGTACGATATCTCCATTGAAGAATGTGAGGAACGAAACGAACCTGAATATGCTCATGAAATGTGTGAACATAAATGGGACTATGCTTACAGGATTCCGCTCGCTCATGTTCTTGCAAAGAATTTCCGGTGCATGGTTTACAGTAGAGGCAAGACAATTGTCTTTATGGGCCACCCATCAGATGCCAAGATTTGTAAAGCAACCTTTGAATATGCCTACAACTTCATTCAGAAGAGAGGAAATCAGGTCTATAACAAGAGGTACACGATGGGCTACCCCACCAAAGGCGTATTCAATTCCTATGCAAATGGATTCATCACCGGACTCAAGGAGGCGTTCGATGTTCAGTGTACTGCACTCGCCATTGTTACGCCGCCTGATGTCGTTACTCATTTCGAGGAAATCTCCAAGGATTGGGGACATAAGAAGAGTAAGAGTATCGATGTCAATGACTACGAGGTCTATAAAGAGGGCCAAAGAGACGGGAAGTCCTTTATGGACAAGAAACAGCTTCCCGAATAAGTTACCAAATTCATTGTGGAGAGTATGCGTAATGGCAAGGGCGGTACCTACTTCCTGATTCAGGTGCTCGAAGAAAGGAGCACATATGAACCAGAATTATCCTGAATATATTCTTCGCTATCTTCGCGAAAGACAAGATATGGAAGAAGATGACACCAGCAGAGACGAGGAGTTTCAGCAGTTAGGTCCAAGAGAAGTTCTTGAGGAGTGTCTTGAGTGGGAAGGAATCTGCGGATACACATCTTGGATTCTTGACCTTATCAAAGATATCTACAAAATCAAGCTGGAAGAAGATTTCGACAGAATGTCAAAAGCAGATTTTGTTCAAGGTTTAGGAAACCTTTTCGCCGCTCAGGGCGATATGGACGGAGTCAGAGCCATGCGTATGGACGAACACGAACAAGTCACTGTCTACTTCATTGGCGGAGGTACTCACATCGCCAACTGTGCTATGGACAGTAAAAGAGCAACCATCAGCGATATTATCAAACAGGCATTTTAATTTACCAAATTGTTTTGTCGAGCATCTGAATCAGGAAGTAGGAAAGTACCTGTGTACAATGACATGAGTGCTTCCTAATCACATATTATGGAGGTATTATTATGTCAGCAGAAGTTGAAACCATGTTTTCCGTTCGTGAAACACCTTGGCACGGCCTTGGAACTATTATTCAGGAAGCTGTAAATTCGGAGGAGGCTTTGCGTCTCGCAGGTTTGGACTGGGAAGTCAAACAGGAGCCGGTTCTATATAAAGGGGCCGCTACTGGACACCAGTTCAATATTCGTGCATCTGACGACACCGTTCTCGGCGTTGTAGGTGCAAGATACAAGCCTGTCCAGAATGCGAGTGCATTTGCATTCACAGACGAACTCATTGGCGGCGATGTTCGCTACGAAACCGCAGGCAGTCTTGCCAGCGGAAAGAGAGTTTGGATGCTCGCAAAGATGCCCGACACTAAAATCTTCGACGATGTA